GAAGCTTATTTAGATACCGTCTATGCAGCTTAAATTATTTGGTTAAAGGTGTTCAATTTGAACTTGCAATTTTAGGATCTTATGTCTTTTTTATTTTATCATAATTATGTGTGTCCATGCCATATATTTTTCACCACACTTTTGTACGTTCAACATGTTCTTTGAGAATATATGAACAGACGCCATGCCAAATTCCTGTCAATATTCATCCTTTTATTTCCGTTCCGTCCTTGAAGGTCACCCGGATATCATCTTTGCTGTATACCGTGATGAAGTCCACCAGACTGCTCCACAGCCGGGCATCGAACTCCTTGATGAGTTCCTGATTCCGAAGTTCCTTGATGAAGCTGTCCATCTGACGGCTCCGTGCTTTGCGGTACTGGATGGCTTCACAGGTCTTGTCATACTGCGTCTTCACCGCTTCATACCGGCTGACCAGTTCGTTGTAGTTTCGGTCATAATCATCCTGATTCTGCGCCACACGGGCATTTTCGGCAATGAACTGCTGTACCTTGTCGGCCAGCAGGTTCAAATCCGTGTTGAGCCTGTCCCGCTTCTCTTCCAGTGCTTCTGTGTCAGTGAGCCGTTCCTTCAGCAGGGTGATGCGGTTAAGGATTTCCGCTTTGTTTTCAATGAGTCGATTGGCAGCCCGGAGGAAGACTTCCTTAATATCATCTTCTGTCAGATGCGGTGTCTTGCAATGGCTCTTGAACTTGTCGTTGCATCGGTAGATGATCCTGCGGTACTTGCCGGTCGAATGCCATACCTTGGCCCCATACCAGCCTCCGCACTGGCCGCACTTGATTTTGCTGGAGAAGATGGATACGCCGCTGTAACGTTTTTTCCCTTTACGCCGCCTCTTGATTTCCTCCTGTACCCAATCGAAGACCTGCGGGCTGATGATAGCTTCATGGTTATGTTCCACATAGTACTGCGGCACTTCCCCTTCATTCGCTTTCATTTCTTTGGTCAGGAAGTTGACGGTAAACCGCTTCTGCAACAGGGCATCGCCCTTGTCTTTCTCATTCGTCAGGATGCTCTCTACCGTCCGCGGATACCAGCGTTTCTTTTTCGCCGGGGTTTCCAGCCCTCTGGCAGTCAGCTCCCTGGCAATGGAGTGGAAGGTATACCCGTCCAGGAACAAACGGTAAATCAGTTTCACCGTCTTGGCCTGTTCCCGGTTGACGACCAGATTCCCGTCCGGCCCCCGGTCATACCCGAGGAAATGTCTGAACGGCACACACACCTTGCCATCAGCGAATCGCTTCCGATGGCCCCAGGTGACATTTTCCGAGATGCTCCGGCTTTCTTCCTGCGCCAGGGAACTCATGATGGTGATGAGGAGTTCGCCCTTGGCATCAAGCGTCCAGATATTTTCCTTCTCGAAATATATCTCGATGCCCTTGTCCTTGAGCTTGCGTACCGTCGTCAGGCTGTCCACGGTGTTTCTGGCGAAACGGCTGACCGATTTCGTGACGATGAGGTCGATTTTCCCATCCATGGCATCCCTGACCATGCTCTTGAAACCATCACGGTGCCGGGTGTTGGTAGCCGAGATGCCTTCATCGGTGTAGATGCCGACGAACTCCCAGTCATCCCGCCCCTTGATGTAATTCGTGTAATAGTCCACCTGTGCGGCATAGCTGGTAACCTGGTCATCATGATCCGTGGAAACCTGGGCATAGCCAGCTACTCTCCGCTTCTTCCGGCTGTCAATCGGGGCCGCTGTATAACGGCTGATGGTTGCCGGAATAGCCCTTACTGTCTTTGCCACTCTTCTCTGCTCTCCTTTTCTCGTGCCTTGGAACGCCGCCCAGACGGCGTATAGGAAGTTTCTTCTATTCTCCCGTCATTGAAATGGACGATCAAACAGTTTTGCTTTCCGGCTTCGATATATTCCACTTTCTCCCGGAAGACATCTCCATTAAAAGATTTTAACCCCATAACCTCTGCAGCCACACGCTTCAGGTCATCTTCCCGGATGCTGACCGATTCACATTGACCGCCTTTGCTGCATCGCCAATAAACAGGCCTGTCGTTCTTCACTTTGCATCGCCGGAAAGAGGAGCCGCACAAGGCGCACCGGATACGGGTCGTAAAGGCAGAGAAACGGGTTCCCTTGCCATTGGCCATGTAGTTTTTCATCCATGCCCTCTGGCGATTCTTATATTCCTCGGTCCAGCAATCCTTCTTTGCCGTCGATACCCAGTGCCTGGTAATTTTCCGTCCGTCTTTCATACAGAAAACCATCACATGGTATTCTGGCACTACTATCTTTTCGACCTGGTCAAGGAAAGCCTGTTCATCGAAATCATCCAAGCCCAGGACTTCCGTACACTCCTTCATGAGGACTGCCTGCGGGATACTGCCTTTCGCACCACAGTTCCGGCCTTTCAGCTTATGAGAGCCGCAATCCCAGAATTCTTCAAAGCCCCGGTCTGTGCGGAGATTGTGCATATAACTCCGGCCGCAGATGCCGCATTTGATTTTTCCGGTGAAGCAGGTCGTGTTCAAGGACTTATTGGCCAGCGCCCCCAGTTCCTTCCGCCGAGCCATCTCCTGCTGTACGTAATCAAAGGTTTCCTTGTCGATGATTGGTTCATGCGTATTTTCAACGTAATATTTGGGAAGTTTGCCCCGGTTCTTCTTCCGCTTCTTGAGGATTGGATCCGTCACATATTCTTTCTGGAAGAGCATATTGCCGGTATAGGTGATATTGGTCAAAACAACATTGATGTTGGAATCCATCCAGCGGCAGCCATTCCGGGTCGTGATGCCTTCGGCAGCAAATTCCCGTTCTGTTTCAAGCTGGGATTTGCCATCAAGGAAATTCCGGAAGATGCGTCTGACAACAGCTGCTTCCTTAGGGACTACCACCAGCTTATCTCCTTCCCAGCGGTACCCGTAGACACGGAACCGGCCGTTGGGGGTTTCCTGCTTAAATTGTTTCTTGATGCGCCACCGGACATTTTCACTGATGGTGCGGCTCTCTTCCTGGGCAAAGGAAGCCAGGATGGTCATCATCAGCTCACCGTCACCGCTCATGGTATGGATATTCTCTTTTTCAAACCAGACTTCGATGCCCAGCTCTTTCAAATGCCGGACGGTACGCAGAAGGTCTACGGTATTGCGGGCAAAACGCTGGATGGACTTGGTAAGGATGATGTCTATCTTCCCGGCTTCGGCATCTTCCAGCATCCGCAGGAATTCCTGCCGCTTCTTCATCCCCGTCCCGGAGATGCCATAGTCCGCATAGACCCCGGCGTATTCCCAGTCCGGGTTCTTCTGAATGAGGCTGCTGTAATAACTGACCTGCGCCGAAAGGGAATGGTGCATCCGCTCCGACTCCATGGATACGCGGGCATAGGCTGCGACTTTCTTTCGCTGTTTCAAATTTGGTATGCTTCGTTCAATCTTACGGATAGTCCGCATAGAATCAGCTCCTTTCGACACTATATATCACTCTGTTTGATACAATTATCAAGTGTATAAGTCCCCGGAAAACGGCTGATAGCGACGAAGCATCTCCTGCTCGAAGTCCCGGTACTCCTTCCCGGTGATGAGCTTTTCGGCCAGCATCCGCCTTGCCAGATACATCGCCATCTGGAAGGCTGTTTCATTTTGAAACGACCTCTTATCCATGGCGGACACCTCCGAACCGGTATGCAATATAGCAGGCATGGGAGCAGAACTTCCGATGGCTGTTGCCGTAGACCATGAATTCCTTCCCGCAAGTCGGACAGGTATAGGTGTAGACTGCCTTCCGCTTCACCAGCTCCAGATGTGCATTCCACCACTTGTTCCGGCAGGCATTGCAGCAGAACCGTTTCCGCTTCCGCCCCGGATTCTGAGCAATGGGCTTTCCGCACTGCTCGCATACTGCTCCATCTATCCTGGTTACCAGACTGTGCCGCCGGCAGAACGACTTCACCGTATTGATGGAAATCTGGAGCTGCATCGCTATCCTGCCATACCCTGCCCCAGCTCGGCGCAGAGCAATAATCTGTTGTTTCTGTTCGTCCGTCATGATGGACACCTCCTGAAAATTTAGTCTTCAGGAGTAACAGGACAGAACGGCTATCGTTAAGTACTGTGAAGGCAAAAAAATGGATGCCCGTAATGAGCATCCGCTGATTGCAAGTGATATTCAGTTATTTTCTGCAGTATTCACAGATCATGTCTGTGCATTTCTGCAAGTCTTTCTTGATGTCACTCTCCCAGAACCGCAGAACGAGCCAGCCCATATCCGTCAGTTCGTCATTGACTTCCTTGTCCCTCTCAACATTCCGCTTCTGCTTCTTCTGCCAGTATTCCTTATTGGAACCAATCTGTTCTCCCGGATGTTCCTGATGCCCTTTGGCATGCCAGAAATCACCATCAACAAAAACAGCGATGCGGTACCGGGTGATGGCAATATCTGGAGAACCTGGAAGCATCTTATAGTTCTTCCGGTAGCGCAGTCCACAGTGCCAGAGTGCCTTGCGAAGAAGGATTTCTGGCTTAGTATCATTAGAATGAACTGCCCGCATCGCATGTTCACGTTGCTCGGGCGTTAAAGTATCCATAATTATTTAACGACTGAATACTAACTGTCATCAAAGCTTAAAAGCTTTAATATTTGATCCTTACTAAACTTTTCCGGCTTCGACAACTTGATATGTAACCTGTCAGCTGGCACGTCTTCTACAATGGTAAACTGGCTGCCATGAGGCTGCCATGTGAATTTATGAGAATTGTCACTTTTAGCATACCCTTCTAGATTTCCTCTAGCATTCCACTTAAATGAATAGAGATCCGCATCATAGCGAACAGTATCGGCCTCAAAAATAATGTATTCGCTATAATCTTGTCCTTTAATCAGCACGACAGTTCTAGCAAACTTAAAAATCTTACGAATAGCTGATACTCTTTCATTCCAAATCTCTAATACTAATTTCCCTATGTAATCAGGATCGGCTCCTGTAATTTTATCAACGCCAAAGCTATAGGTTGGTGAATTACGTCCACTAATCAATCTTACCTGTTTTTGATGGCTCAAATCTTTACTTGAAGCTTTTACTGTTTTTGCACTCCAACAGCAATTTAAAGGTTCTTCACGCTTTTTTGTGGGATAAAAATAATAACATATAAAATTGGCATTGAAAAAGAGCATTATCTACTC